CCGGCTTTGATAAAGGCCCTTTGGATGTAGAAGAAGACCCACTAGGGTTGAGAGATTTCTTTCCTAACGGCAAGCCTTTATACAGCAACGTAACAACTGACTCGCTTATCCCAATACCCTTTTATAAGCAGTATGAGGATTTAGTCTAGTGTGCTCTTCAGCTTCTTTATGGATATTATATTTAACCTCAGTAATGGGGAAGTCTGTATAACCCCACATCCTAGCTAGTTCAATTCTCATCCAACCTTCTACAACAACGTTTCTTTTATTGAGCGTGTTGACTATAGCGGGCTCTATATTACCAGCAGCAAACTCTATCTTTAAAGCAGCCTTTTCTGGTATAGACATTGCAGCCGCGTGGTGTCCACCTTGTTTTAAGTCAAATATATTCATGCACCTACTATTGCGTTATCTTTTGGGTTAGCAGCTTCTGCTGCAAGCTTCTTCTCATCCAAGGCTAGCTTGTCAAACTTCAATGCAGTTTCTAATCCTTTAAAGTTAACTACATTCTCTGCATTACGCGCCTTTGTACCCTCAACACCAGCTTTCATCTGTAATTCCTGGTCTTTAAGCTTTAACTTGGCAACCTCTAACTGCATTTCAGCCTGATCCTTCTGGGCTTCCATCTGCACCTTCTGTTTATCTAGCTCTAGTTTCTGCTGTTCAATACTAGGCTCTTGTGGTTGACCCTCTTGCTCCTTGGCTTTCTTAGCTTGATCTAGCAACTTATCTTCCAATGATCTAGATATGCCAAACTTCCTAGCTGTTTCCATTATTAACTCAGTAGTAAAGTCAATTCCGTAAGCCTGTACCATTGATGGGATTCTGTCGGTCATCTCAGCCATTACAGTTCCAAACTCTACAGCGTTTTCTTTCTGCTGCTGTTCATCTAAAGCAATAGTTGAATCCGTTTCTATACCAACGTTAATAGCTTGTGGTTCTTGATCCTGAATAAACGGCATAACCTTTTCACGGACATGCTGCTCAGGAGATACCTCGACCTGCTGTCCCCTTGCATCAACCTGTTGCGGCTCAACACTAGCTAGTCTAGCTATAGTTTCTGGCGAGAAGTTCTCAGCCATTACCTCCGCCTTTAAAGCGTATATATCTTTTATAAATCTCTGAACTTTACGTTGGTTCTTGCTTATCCTTAAAGACCCAAACCTTCCTTTTAATTGTTGCGCACCCAGTGTCTCACGAGGATCACTCACAGCACGCATAATATCAGCAATCCCCATGATCTCAAATATCTCTTGCTTGATGACTTCTTTCCTCTTGTCTAAACCAGAAAGAACCTCAATTACTCCGCTGTTATCTAACTCCTGAAATGCAGCATTCAAGCCGCCCTTCTCAACTAAGCGGGAATAGTTCTCTACACCTATGAAGCCGTTATCACCTAGATCCTTTATTCTCTGCAAGTCCTTAAACGATTTATCGTAAACACCTCTACGCTTTAACTCTCTAGTAAGCTTCATTGATCTAGTAGATATCTCGTTCAATTCAAGAGCTACTAAATCCTCATACTGCTTATAAAAGGGTATTGGGATAAGCGAGTCAGTTGTTACGTTGCTGTATAAAGGCTTGCCGTTAGGAAAGAAATCTCTCAACCCTAGTGGGTCTTCTTCTACATCCAAAGGGCCTTTATCAAAGCCGGGGGATATAAACACCCGCTGACGTTTAGTCTTATCCCATATTTCCCAAACTGTTGCTGTCTCAAAATCATCACTTACTTTTCTATCTTTCCTGGCAATGTTCTTAGAGCGGGACGCGTTGTCCATCTTAACTTCACTACCCTTAGCCCCAAACATCTCCACAAGTTCAGGTCGTGTCATATCACCTCTAAAGGCTTCCCAAGGAACATCTTCCCACTTCTTAGCAAAGCCATGCAGAAAGTCCTTCCAATGTACGTGAGTTATAGGAGCCTCTTCTGAGATAATTCTTTCTCCGTCTCTTTCAACAAACATACCTGATGGGCTTAATGTAGGCCCCTCACTCTGAACGTCATTCTCATCAACCTCTTCTTCGTTTCCATCGGGATCAACAGTGAAGAACTCACCATCCTTTTCAACAACAGGTAATCTAACTTCCGCCTCTTCAGTTATAGGCTCATAGCTTACTCGGAGTATACCAACACCAGGTAAGAGGTAATCAAGCAAAGCTCCGCTCTCCATTAGATCATCTATGTTGTCAGCTTCTAAAGCTACAGCCAATGCTGATTCAAATATCTCAGCAGCACTCTTGGCCTCTAGATCATTGCTATCTGTTGCGATAGCTTCTGGTTGGGGAGTCCTGCTATATAAAACAGGTAAGACAGTCTCTGTATTGGAATATAATATGTTAACGCGTGATACGTCATGCCAAGCTCTACGGTCTGCTGTGGATGTGAACTTCCGCCTTACGCGGTAAATGTCAACTATCCTCTGACCAGTAACCTCAAACTCACTACGCTCTTGCTCAGCAGCATCTATCTGCTTAATCCAGAATTGGAACGTATCAGAGTCATTGGTTGACTTTTCTGTGTCCTTTTTAACCATTACTTCTTACGCTTTCCTCTTTTATGTACGGGCATAATATTCCTCAATAGTGGGTTTACAGCGATTCAAATACACCTTTGCACGGGCGGGTGACTAGACTCTGTCATAAGTATCATTCCTATCACTCTCTAGTAACTCGTTAAACGTGTAGTATCTTGTGTTTATAGGCTCTGGCTTCTCAGCTTCAGGAGCTTGCCACGGCCTACTCATACAGGCATATCTTGTTTCGTCTGCCGCATGATCCTCGCCATTAGTATCTAAATCCTCTGGCTTTCTCTCGTCATGTTGTAATGCAGGTATTGTTCTTATTGAGTCAACGCATGTATTAAAGAAGTATAACATAGGACGCTCTTCACCTTTAATCCTACCACGCATTTGATCCCAACCTCCCACTGGCCCCTTAGCATCTCCTTTAGAGATACGTTTATTGTCAGCCCTCTGGAAGTATATTCCTTTTCTATCAAATCTCTCTGCAAAGCTTGGCCCGCCATCCTCACTAAATATACTAGGATCAGCAACGCTATAGTTTAACTCTTCATGTTCTCTCTCTATAATACCGTCAGCAACCTCTTCAGTTGTTAACTTCAAGCCTACGTTAGGGACTATCCGCCCAGTCTTCTCATCCTTCTTGCATCCATACCACTCTCTGTACTTAACTAAAGCACCAGCAGGAATGAAACCATCTTCACTCTCATACCCATTTGATACAGCGTACCAACCTAAACAGAACGGCCTTGCTGAGCCCCAGTCAAAGGATCTAAACTTAGTCCATTCTTCGGGTATTTCAAAGGGTCTTATTATTAGTTTATCAGACCAGCAATCAAAATAAGCTCCTTCGATAACGTCCCAGTCACCGTCTTCCATGGCCTTAACTAAAGACTCACTACCTAAACCTCTAAGCTTAGCTCTGTAGCTAGGATCATCTTGTTCCATTGAAGGGTTATCTTCTAGCTTGGCAGGTATGAATTGTCTTAACATACCACCTTCTATATCAGGCATCTCTCTTAATGCCCAAGGTAGACAACCATCTATAAAGGATGACTTAACCCACAAATGCCCAACATTACCAGGGTTGCTTCCGTTTAGTATCCTTGGAAACATCCCCTTATACTTGTCAGGAAGCTTTAAACCTACCATTCTTACTCTTGAACGTAGGAACCTGTATATTATCTCTGTGAAGTGGGTTAGCTCATCAATTAATAGTACGTGTATCTCAGCGCCCTGATACTTAAATCTATCCTTCTCATCCTTACAATGACACAAGTATATCTTAGAGCCATTCCAGAATCTTATCTCATCATCAACAACAGAGACAAACTTATTTGCTACCCAAGGAGCTAACAAGGCTCTAAACCCCTTAGGCCCCTCCATGTGGTTCTTTATTAAGTCTTCTCTTATGCGTCTGAATAGGTAAACCTGTAAGCCAGGTATTTCTGAACACCACATAATAGCAGCTACTCTAAACAAGTGGCTCTTACCACCACCTGCTGCACCACCATATAGTAACTCAGTTGCTACCGTAGTTAATGCGTCAGTCTGCTTCTGGTGTAGTGTTAGGTTTATTTGTGGTGAGGTTGACATTTAATATAGGGGTTAAAGCTTTGCCATCTGGATCTTCAAATACATTAGTTTGTTTGTCACCATACTTCTTAGGTTTAAGCTTGCCCATTGTCCATTTACGTGTGTCTATCTTTAGTTTAGCACGCTGTACGTCTTCTTCTTTATCAGCTATCTCTAGTATCTCGTCTAGGTAACGTTCAGCTTGATCAGCTCTTGCGCGTGCGTATCTATCACTAAATTCCTCATGAAGAGCTAACCATCTGTAAACAACGGCACATTTAGGCATACCATCACTATCGCATATCTTAACTAAGCTTTCTCCATCGGTTAGTCTATTGATAATGTCGTCTACTAGTTCTTCTGTGTATAACGTTGGTCTACCTGCTGGCATCTAACTTCCTTAAAGCTTCTTCAAATAGTTTGCTAAAAAGCGCAGAGGCCACAACATAGTCATCGTGTGTCATATGCTCTAGACTGGATATTTTGACAGTGCAGTCTAAATCTCTGGGGTTTATGGTCATTCAAACCATCTCTCTTTTATGCTATCTAATAATAATACCACGAAAATTAGCCCAAGGCCACCTAGTATTATTCCTAGTGCTATATCAATCATTGTCTCTCTGGGGGTACTTCATGGATTATATTCCTTATAACATAGATTAATTTAAACTTCAAGTGTCAGTACAATCTCTCCATATTTATCAATAGCTTTTTGCAATACGTTAGAATCACAACTCAATCCAGCCTCAAGCATTAGCTTACCGTATTCATTGCATAGCAACAGCTGTTTCCTGTTCATCACCCTCTCCCAAATAGTAATTCAGGTAAGTCAACTTCAACAAGCCTTGAAACATAATCTCCGTCACCTATGCAACACTTTACTGATGCGGTTAAATAGTTTTCCCCCACACGTCTAGAAAAATATATATTAGTCGGTCTACAGCTCTGGTCAGGATACTTCTTGGCAACCTCGTTCTTTGCCAAGTCGAATATATGCTCTATATCGTCAGGTTTTACCTCAATAGAAATTTCCCCATAATACTTCTTGCCCTTAACTGCATTGGATCCATTGCACAGTTCAGGCTCCTTAATGGTTATAGACATGGTTCTAACGGTAATCTCCATCACCCTCTCCCAAAATGTTTAACTAAAGCCTCTAAGCTTTCTTGTAACACTATTCTACTAGTTGGATAAGGTGCGTTTAGCCTCTTGTCTACCTCTCTTAAATCTTGATCTTCTAGGCAAACATACCAGATAGTTGTTCTTCCTCTTGGTGTTAACGTTTCTAACGCTTGGTCTAGCCTTTCTCTGGCTGCTATCTGTTTTTCAGAGAAGTCTCCTCTACCGCCCCTTATTTCTTCCAGGTTCATACTAGATCCGGGGGATATATTAGCTGCATAGAACGTCCTGAATAGTATCAAACCCACCTCATGCTGCTTTGCGTTTATTATCTTTCTTTTGAGGTAAGTATCTAATTTACAGGCTTCCTTAGCAAAGTAATTCCCTTCATGTAATCTTAGTCCTCCGTTGTGTTCGAGGCGTTCAGATGTTGGCATTACTTGAGGTAACTTTTTCATTTACAACTCCCCATTTAATTTAACATATCTATTTCTTATTATCAACTTCACGTTTTTTGTCTAGGGGGCCAAGCAGTACAACGCCTTGTGTTGTTCTATCTATCTCTCGCAACGCTTTTGCTTCTAGCTCTTTTATCTGCACGACCCAACTTTCTTCCATCATCTACTCCTGAATAACTAATTGGTTGCCACGTTTTATTATTTTTACACTTTCCATAGGTGCCGATTCCTCGAATACTCCATACCTTTTGTTAGTAGAGCCATATTCTCTGTATTCAACAACATCACCAACCTCCGGCTCTGCATCCTTATCTAGTATTAATATTCCTAGTGAGTCTATGGCCTTCTTAGCTACAGCAGGGAAAACCTCTGGACTTTCGTAAATACTATCCCCGAGCCAACCATCCATAACCTTAATTATATCTTCTTGTAACTTCTCTAATATTCCCATAAGATCATTCTCCTTTTAGTTTACGTTTCTGAGCTTCTGGTAAGCTTTCATGGAAGGTACTCCAAGTTATCTTACCATGCTCCTTCTCGTAGTCTGCCAGCCAGTGCCGCGCAGCAGTATCGTAGTGAGTAGTACCCCAGGGTAAAGTTCCATCCCTCATTCTTGCGTAAGCTTCAGCCCGCGTATGAGCATCCCATAAACCAACACCAAAGTGTCTGCCACAATTACAAGCAATGTAATCGTACTTACTCTCAATATCTTGATTTTTTCTTGCCATATCCTTCCTCTTTGTTAAATTCTACTGGTGGATTCTCCTTCCTGCACCAAGCTCTCCAAGTCTGTAACCAGTCTTTCTTGGCAGGAACCTTAGCATTGGCAGAGTCAAAGTAATCCCAGAAATTATACCATACCCACCAAAGCTGCTTATCAGTCCAATCATGTTCCTTCATTGCAGTATCGTAAAACTCAGCAGGTAAAGTTTCTCTATCTGTTAAGTCTCCTTCCTTATCTGTATATTTTTCTAAACGTATCGCGCGTACTACCCCTTTCTTTTCCTTATCATTATCCTTATCATTAACATTATCGGGTTTTTTTGGGTTACGTTGGGTTTTAACCTTTGGTCTACCACCCTTACTTCCGTTCATTTTGTTACGCTCTACTATAGTTTGGTATTTCTCTGAATCCCTTAGTAGGTGCGACTTAAAGGGATTAAACACAGCCTTGAGTAACCCAGTTAACCCAGTGGGTTGTTGTGGGTTATCGTGGGTTATCGTCCTTGCTGTTTTAACGATTTCTTTGATTAATTTACCAGCTTCTTCATCTGCCAAATCATCGAAGACTTCACAGATATCGTGGTACAATATGAATGATTTTTTTATCATCAAACACCTCCATTAGTTACCTCGTCTATTGACAGTAACCCCCGAATGGATGTATAAGAGAATTACTTATTAAGCTAGTTATGTTCTAACACATAGCGCACATAGATACAAGGGGGTTAGTTGCACAGATGACTGACCCTCTTTTTCTTATTCTATCTCCCGTTGTAGTATTATCACGTTATGTAGTGCGGCCTTAACTTCCCAGCCTTTCTCACCATAGTTGTTAAGCTCCTTCTCACGCTTACCCTTGTTGTCATCAGAAAAAAGATAGAACAACCTAGCTTCATACCTCTTCCGCATCTTCTTAGGAGTAACCTTTAGTATATCCTTGTGGTAGTCTGAAAGTAATTTATCTTTCATTCTCTTTACTCCCCTTGTGTTAGCTTAGTTCTGGTGGCTCTTGCATAAAATAATCAGCTATCCACGACATTGCGCTGCTTAGACTATGAAACTCTAGCCACCCATCACCAATCGCACCTTCATACTCTCCCTCACCAGTAACAGCAAAAGACTTGCCAGCTTCTCCACCACGAATGCGAAAAGCACGACGGTCACCATCGCCTATGTCCCAATGTCCTTTATTCCGCCTAGTCACACTAAAGAAATTACTCATCTTATTACTCCCACCCTAGTTGTTGAATTATATCTTCATACTTCACTCTATGGTCTTTCGCCAAATCTCTGATCTCGTCTTGATGTATGCCCCCGTTTATATTCATGTAGTTAGCTGCTTCATAAGCTTCTTGTAAGCGGTGTTTGTATTTATCCATAGTGTTTCCTTATAATACACCTTTCAACCTATCTATTAGGCCGTCATGTCTTTTTCTGAATTGCTCAGGGTTTCCCCAATAATATCCCCACTCGTTAGAATCGTTGTCTTCAAGGTGGGTCAAGATGTGCCTCACCTCTACCTCAGTAAAGGTAATTATCTTTTTACGTTTATCCATTCTTATTCCCCTTTATTAGACGTTTTTCTTGCTCTATTAACTCTCTGTTTTCTCCTTCTAATAGCTCGTCTAGTTGGTTGTCGTAGTAATTATCCATTGCATCACCTATTTCACCCATCTTATTCTCCCTAGTTAGTTTTGTTCGTTTGCTCCACTGACGGCCCTTAGTAGACGCTCTGCCATTCCCATTGCCAAGTGTTGCGCCTCAATTTGTATTTGGTCAGACTTTCCTTTTATAAGCTCTTCTACTTCCTCCTCCCTCATTGTCATTAGTCTTTCCCGCTTACCAAGATCCTCAGCCCTCTCAGCGTTGGGGAGTTTCTTCTTCCTCTCAACCTCCAACTCCTCAAGAGTCTCGTCCCAATTGGAATCGAGCACTTCCAATTTTTCTTTTAATTCCTTTATCTCTTCTTTGTAGTCATCTTCGTCTTTTTTGTTAAACATCTTCTTTACTCCCTATAGGTTAGCTTAGTTCTTTCTTTAAATGGTAGCGCAAGGACTCAAAATGAGCGGCAACCTTCTCATCGATAAGAGTTTCTATCTCGAAATTCTCCTCTGTCCTAGGGCCATTGTTGGCGTTATCTACAGCTCGGCCCAAGGCATTTATCAACGGTTCATAATCTTTTGTGCAATCCACGCCTTTGAGGGCCTCTCTCATAGCCTCTAGTGCCTTGTTAGCATATTTATGAATAGATGGTATTGTGTTATATACAGTTATTATTTCTAGGAACTCTGTAGCTATATTATTAGCCTTATGGAGTTGCATATTCTTTTCATGGAAGGGGGCTTTTTCCTCAATGTGAGGAGCTGTAGCTACTTCTAGCTCCTTAATACGCTTTTGCAGTCTACGCACTATGTTGGGGCCTAGATCAGCCATCTCCCCGCTCAGAAGGTTTGCCGCCAGAACATCATCTATAGGCGTAGTTTTAGGGGTGCGCCCATCGTAGATGCGAACCACCCCGGCCTCCAGTTCAAATAATCTTTTTATGTCTTCTTTCATCTTCCTCTCCCTATAAGGTTTATAGTTGTTTAAGTTCGTACATATATTGGGAGTCCACTTGACGAGTAGCAATTGCATCAACGGTTCCGACACGAAAAGCCACCTTATCTTCATGGTCATTGCCAACAATAGCAAGAGCCTCCTCTTCAGAGTATTGCCCCGCATTATCGAGGTGACAGGTATAACCTGCATGGTCTTTACCCCACCAAAGAACGTTGTTACCAACATAGCCTTTGTTTTTAGCCCATATGTAATATAATTTCTCCATCCTAGTTCTCCTATTAAGTTACCTATTAAGTGCTTGGCAAGTATTAGACGTTTTTTAGCCTTTCCTATCCGCACGAACCTCTCTAACATCGTCACTTCCATAGGTGTCAGTGTCTCCATTAAAATCCTCACAATACACCTCCTCATGTCCATAGTGGTTATGAGTTATCCAAAGAAACTTACACCAGAAGTCACGTATCACTGGCCTACCATCACTAGACTTACTCACCCAGCCAACCCTAATCTCATCTCCTTGCTCTAGCTTGCTGATATCAACATTCTGGTCATTAAGAGTCTTTCTCTCTCTAATAGACTCTATCTTCTCACCAATAAACACTGGAATCATAAGAACTATTAGAGGCCAGAGAAGAGGTATTAGTAGATACCCCATAGCTCTGTGACCATTAACATCCGGTACATCTTTATCTTGAAACAGGTAAGCAACCCCTATTATTGCTAACCCTATGCCGAAATAACCTAATATAAATAATTCTTCTGTCATCTTATCTCTCCTTTGTTTACCTGCAAACCTATCTAAATATCTTACAGCTCTTTAAGCTCGTCCAGAGCCTCTGCCAGCACTTTCCTTGATATATCTGTATGTTCTTCACCTGAAAGTATCATGCTATTCATAAGTGCCAATGCGGTGGATATTTTTCCTGTATTACTCATCATTTTCTACCTTTTCATATCTTTTATTGGTTACGTTGTACTGACTAAAGTCAGGGTTTTCTTTTCTGAATTGAGCCAAGTCCCTAGTGGCTGTAGATTCGCCAACACCAAACTTATTTATAATATCAGCCCTTCTAATGTACCCTTTTTTCTCAAGGGTCTCTTCAATAAAACCAAGTCTCATTACAGCATAAAAGTTCATAAGTACCTCCTTTCGGTCAAAGTTATCATCCCTCGACATAATTTTCCTCTTGTGGTTTTAGGTGATAAGTGTGGTTAATCTCACTCCCTCCATTCTCAAAGTGTTCTCTAATTATTTCTTTACCATCTATCTCTACAATTAAGGTATAGTCACCCTCGTTTCTAAGTGTAATTAATGTGTCATTATTCATCTTGCTTTCCTCTGGATAGTTATTACAAATTCTTGTCCATCAATAACATGAACTAACTCTTTCCACCCTAGCTTCTCATCAACGAACTCAGCTATTGCTCCGCTCATTCGGTTATTTAAGTTAGTTAAGCCTTCGTATTTAATATCTTCAGTCATTTTATTCTCCTTTGGTTAATTAAATTCTAAACACAGCTCTAGTTTTTCCTGTAACCCAACCTAGATAGAAGGGTTAAAGCATTTCAAGAAGAACCTATGATGCTTAAGCTTACGCTCCAGTACTTATTCTACTACTCCCTGCTAAAGTAAGTAGCTTCCTACACTTAGCTAAGAAACTCGTGGTTAGTTCCTTCTTCTTCTTAAGTGCTGCTAGTATGAACCCTACACCTAGCGTATTGTTACAGACCCGGTTGCTCTTCAGCATTGCACGGGATTTATTTATCCACTCAGCCATTCCTTGAACCGTTATGATGAAACACATGTAAGAACGCCTGCTAAGCAAAACCATCTGTTTCTGGTTAAACCTTGACAGTTCTGTCGTAAATATAGTATAAGGGAACCAGTCAAAGTTCAGTATGTTTCTAGCATACAATATAATGAATGTAAAGGGAGATAGATTAGTCATTAGTCTTTCTCCCTTTTTCTTTAGCCTTCTTTAACATTCTTTTATGCCCCTTTATCGCGTCTTCTTCATTTGTGTATCTTTCTTGGTCTAGATCATATTTACCACCGAATATCATAGTTTCCCATAAAACTGGCCTACCGCCCCCGAAACTATGATCTAGCCCCAGGAATACAGTTGATACTTTTATTCCATCAAACTTATCTAAAGCTGTGTGCCTGTCTGCCTCTTTAAACCACGCCCCCCACGTGAGAAGATCCTCTTCTATAACTGGGTTGCCGTTTTTATCTAGTGTGTATTTATCCATCATTCATCTCCTTTAGTGCTTCATTGGCATTACCAGCAATATTTCTATAACCCTCTCTTAAAGCTTTAATGTCTTTGGTATCTGCAAGCATACTAGCCAACGCCTTTATGTGTTCTAGCTTCTCGGTAGCTATCCCTAGTTTTATTTGTAGCTCACCAATAGTATGGATATATTCATCGCTTGACCTATATGCTTTAATAGCGGCTTGTGCCATTGGCCTAACTTCACTCATAATTGATTCTGGCACACCCTCCATATAAACAGTGTTGCTCTTCTGTAAATAAGCATAACCAATTGCTCTAGCCACATCTCTTGTTATATCTTCGCTTATATCCATCATTCATCTCCTGTTTTATCTTTCATTAGTCTTTTTCTTTTATATGCTCAGTTATAAGCTGAGTCTTAATGTAGGCAGATACAAGCTTATCATTTTCTATATCTTCCCGTATCTTTTCTAACGTGTTTAATATTAACTGTTTATCCATCATCCTAGCTCCTTTGGAGGCTCTGGTTCGGGCTGCCAATATGTAGGCTGTTCGTTTGGTAGGGTAACCCACCCACTTGTAAGAAGTGCGGAAAAATTGTGATAACCTTTAGCAGATGGCGTTGAACATTGCCTCCTCCCAAACACTACTAACCTAGACTTAGGCAACCATAACAATAAGGGGCCAGTGGGAGCCGAAGATATATCTTTCCAGTTATCTGTCATTAGATGCCTCCATTAACTTAGAATAAATCTGCTCAGAAAGCTCATCTACGAAAGATCGCGACAACTTACGCTCCATATAGATTAGCTCAAGATCCACGTATTCATCTTCTTTTTGTGGTAAGTTATCTGTCATTCTCTACCTCCATTACAGCCTCTTTTAACACAGCTAATGTTAAAGCTGATGTTCTGTACTCTTTACCCTTTGGAGCTACCTCACTGAGCGTCTCTGCTCGTTTAATGGCTATGTCCAGTATTTCTATTAGATCAGTCATTCTATTTCCTTGAGTGCGTCGGCTATCAAGAACTGTTCTTTTGTTTCCAAGACAACTCTATCACAAGAAAGTTGGTATCCCTCCTCCAGAGCTTTACGGGCTACATCTAGTTTCTTGGTTAGCTCTTTTTCCCTATATTCAGCACACTCTTTAGCACAGGATAACCCTCTGTTATAAGCGTCATCACAGTCTTTCCTAAGCTTCGCCTTCATCACATCATATGCAGCTTGTGCTAGTTCTTTCAGGCTAACCTCTTTAAGATTCTCACCCTTTAATGAAACTGTATTTGTATCACTTGGTTGACATAGCTTAAAGAAGGCTTCGTGTATTTCCTCTATAATATCTTTAGTCATTTGCTTTCCTTATCCGTTGGCAATTCTATAGATGCGTATTTATTGGGATTTATTATGAGGGTGCATGTTTCCTCTGTGATGTGATTGTAGTAACCTTCGCATTTGATACACCCGTTTTCCAGTAAGGTTATATCTTCACATCCAAAGCAACCAAAGCCACCATCGAAAGTTTCATAAGCTAGTCGCATCATCTCTCTCCAGTGTGTTAGTTATCTTTCTTGATGCGTCGTATGCATCTCTCACTAACTCAGTTCCATTCACATAAGGATACTTACCAGTCATAGAAGTGATTTCATCAATAAAATCCCTGGCCTCTACCAATAGCTCCTTGAGTTGAGCGTTTTCAGCTTCTAGCCCTACAATAGTATTACGCCATGATTTCTTTTGTTCTTCTATGCTATCCATTATTCCCCCCTACTAGTGCTTTGGTTGACATTAGCTTAAAGATACATTCAGCTTTGTCCCACTTGGTCAGATGTCCAGTGCGCCCCTTCATCCAATCGGGGGCGTAGCCTCTAGACAGCGTTAGGTGCTTTATCATTGACTCGTACGTGTTAAAACCAATCTCTAAGCCTAGCAAGAAGCTCCTTGCAGCATCGCACACCTCTTCACTTGGAAAGCCCTTAAATTCCTTTATCTGCTTATCCTGCTCTTTTATTATTTCTACCATACGAGGAGCAGCGGCTATGAATTGTGCGTCATCAAAAGAAACATCTTCTGTGTTTAGTATAAACTTTGGCAATGAAATTGTTGTATATAAATCGTCACCAAAATGCTCTACAGTTCTTAGGAAATACTCACCTTGCACTGGCTCATCATTATCAGGGTTTTTCCACTCCCATTCCCCCTGCGTTCTCTTCTCATCAAGCTCTAGTATCTCTTTGATTTCCATTTGCTTATCCCGCTGATGTCGTAGAGCCAGCTATTTGCTCTTGATTCCAAATTGTGTGTTTCCTACCCTCATAAGACACATGAAAGTATATCCCCTCCATTCCTATTCTCGTTACAGAATCTTCCCCCACTACATACTCGTAGTTAGCTCCATTTAGGTGTATTGTTAGTTTGTTAATCATCTTTCCTCTCCAGTTCGCTAGGTCACCCACACAAAAAAATACAAAATCATAACACCATTGTTATAAGATCAAAATGTGAGTGACCTATTCGTTAAAACTCCCCTAAGTGCTTTCTTGCACCAGGCTTTAATGCGCCCCATTGCACAAGTATTTCTATTGCTTGGTCAGGTGAGGCAAATAAATCATGGTGGAAATTAGCATCCTTAGCTTGGTAGTAATAAAGTAGCTGTCCACCCTTTAGTGTGTTTATAGGATCTTTCTTCTGTAACCTAGCTTTAGCCTCTAACGTTCCAGCACCATCTAACCAGAACAATAAGTAATCAGGTGTACCAGACTGGAATCCCATTAACCTAAACTGTCTCATGTTGTTCATTGCAACGCCCCTACTTAACCCAGACATAGGCTGTTCATTAGCTATATGTGTATACCAGAAGTAAGGTGCGGTTAACCCTTGGTGTGTTAATACCTGCATAGCGTTGTGGAAGCGCTCACAAACTATTTGTTCTGGTTTTTTAGGCTTTGCCATTGTCATCACCAAACATCTGGTTATAAGTCCTCACAATACATACGCGGATAGTATTAGAGTCATTTCCATGCATACCCTCATTCTTTATCTTCTCTAGTTTTTCTTGGTGTTCTGGATCTAATGAAGAGCCAACTACCTTATTTTTATCTTCCGTCATTTATATCTCCTTGGTTATTCTCTTTATACATGAGGCTTATTACTAATGCAACAATAAAAAACAAAATAAATAAAATTAGTTGTTGTAATATGTTTTTCTTTGTGCATAATAAGGGTAACAAGGAGCTACCGATGAATAAATTAAAACAATATAAATGGGCATTAATAGCATTATCTATTGTAGGTTTATTAGTTTGGTGGTTCCGGTGTTGTACGATTGAGGCATGTTTAAAGGAAGGGCGCGAGGTTATGGAGTGTCATTTAATACTAGGGGGAAGTTATGAAAGTCTTATTAATAATTATGTTGCTAACACTAACAGGCTGTCAGGACGAAGAATCTGATCTGATGTATTTATATAAACATAGTAGGGGAAGATAATGAAACATACAGCAACACCTTGGGGGCCAATTTTAGTGCAAACCGATGACCACTTTACGGAAACCAATCATAAGTATGCGATAGCTGGAGGTAAGTGTGGAGTAATAGCTAAAGTAGAGGGTAAAGGTGATGAACATAAAGCCAACGCTAAGCGCATAGTACATTGTGTTAATGTGCATGATGAGCTTGTAGAGGCTTTGGATAGGCTGACAAATGAATTTATACAGCTTGCAGAAGGTGAGTTTGGTGATGCCATCCACGACCACCCACCTGAAGCCATTAGTAATGCGCTAAAAGCACTCAAACTAGCAAAGGGGGAGTAATGGGTAAGAACTATTCTAAACAGAGCAGAGAGATGCCTGGAATTGGTTATGGTATATTCTGCTTACTACTAATGGGCTTCACGTTTTTTGTAATATTAGATAGGGTAATGTAATGGAACACAAACTTGACGACGAAATATCAGACATGCGCCAAGAGCATAAGATAACAATGACACAAACCAGACGCGGTACTAATGATGGGTTTACAACTTACATGTATGAATGTGGAGAGACTTACTCGGTAGACGATCATTTAGCTAGGCAGTTTGTAGCAAATGGCTGGGCAAGGAGAGCGTAATGAACGAGGACACAAAAGAACTAATGGAATGTTTGGGTGAATCTACGGAATGGCTAGGGGGCCTCAGGGATAGCGTAAGCGAGTTAACCCACATAGATAGAATGACAAGGGCCGCATTAACCCACCGCATAGAACGCAACCACAAGATAATGAAAATAGTAGGGGAAAGATAATGGATAGATACACACCAGAAGAAGTTGAGCTTATATTTAAGTTACGCAAAAAAGAGATGGGTTGGGGCACTATAGCCAGTAGATGTAATGAGAGGTTCTGGACAGATCGAGAGTGGACAGGAGTGCAACAAAAGTACTACGCCATCACAAGAGAAAGACAGGATGCTGAATTAGCTAGACTAGCTGGGCAGGATAGTCGAATGGAAGGAAGGATAACAGGGGCTTTCTATGCTACATTACTGATAGCTCTTACTCTTATAGCTCTTATAGCATTGGGGTGGTTATGACAGACGAGGAATTAGTAGAGCTTCTTGGCAGAACTGCTGGCGGTCTTGAAGCTATAATAACGCACTTAAAAACAGGGCAACACGACAGGGCCATAGGGCTAGCTGAGGAGATACAACAAGACTTTGTAGAGGCTTTAACAGATGAGGAGAGTGAATATGTACACTAACAATACAAGGAAAAAAGCCATTAAAGACTCAATAATTAGTTGGGGATGCCTAGTAATAACCGCTGTATGTTTTGGGGCTGCGGTTGCTAATGTAGCTTTCTTCCTGCCTAAAGAGGCTAAGGTTGAAGTTGATAAGGGAGTAACCGAGTCAGAAGAATGCGTGAAATACGGTGACCTAAGCAAGGATAGATGTGCTACCACAATAGAAGAGTTAATCAATGATGCAATCGGAGAAACCAAATGATAGAGCCTGGTCAAGGAGGAAGAGTGCAAAGACTAGAGAAGCTAGTGGAGAAGCTAGAAAAGAGAGTTAAGCACTTAGAGGACAACCCACAAATAATAATTAGGGAATATGGAGGATATGATGACTGATCCAACTCAAGACTTTCTAGATGGTGACTATACAGAGATAGAGCCTGTCTATACAGGGGGTGTAACCATGTTAGTTGCTGGAAAACCTGCTGATACTTACCAAGCTGAATATGATGAATATATTATAGAGCAGATGATAAAAACAATTGAATCTAAGGGATATACGGTAACTAAAAATGAGAGCTGAAGAGCCAGAAAACTGTAGAGTTATCAGGTTATATGAAGAATACCAAGACGTTCTGGATAGAATAAATCTATGTGAGGATAGTTTGGATCTAGATAAAGTAAAGCAGGAGAATAAGAGTATAATTAGAGGAGAGTATAACAGACAATTAAGCCAAGCAATAGAAGATAAGTCATTTGAAATCGAATATAAACCAAGGAGTATATAATGAAAGCTACAACACCCGAGAAGAAAGAGTGGGCAACACCAGAGTTAAATGAATGGCATTTAGGTATTATCTATCAGGTAATTGACCTTGGTAGCCAGTCCTATGAGGGGGGCGAAGCTAAGCCACAGGTGGCTATAGGGGTCGAGTTTCCTAATTGTCCTAGAGTTGAATTTAAAGGTAAGATGGAGGCTCTCTGTACCAGAGAAAGGTGTAACCTTGTTTTGGGTGATAACGCAAAGCTAACTATGTTCATTAAGGCTTGTGGGCTGCAAGTAGTGGATGGAGTGTTTACAGACTTCGATAAAATGCTTGGGAAAAACATAAACTGCTATTATTCCCATAAGTCTTTTGGTGATGAAGTGCTGCCAAGCACAGGGATAACTAGCGCAGCACCTAATGACAGCGACCTGACTCCAGAACACGTTAGAATACATCTTGATCTAGGTGACTTTAACCAACCCGCATTTGCCTCACTAAACGAGGGAACACAGAAGATTATCATGGATAGCCCTGAATATGTGAAAGCAACGAGTAGTATACAGCCTGTAGACACACCAAGTCAAGCAGCGGGGAATCATGCGAGTGAGAGTCCTCCTGTTGAGGCTTATGATGAGCCTTCTATATCTGAAATTGATAGGCAGATGCAAAAGGGTGTGCCCTTCTAATGGAACCAGCCACTAAAGAACAGAGTAAGTACTTTCATTTCTTGAGAGATGTAATCTGCAAGGCTGACGGGGATATGAGCAAGCTAAACAAGGAAAACGTTAAGCTGTATCTCAAGGTAAAGACTGCCAAGAATGGTTGGCCTGAGATGATGATAGAGAGGTTTGCAGGTGACTATAGTCTTGGTTGGTTTGCTAAAGAGTTTGGACTAAAGCAACTTACCACTGAGGATGCATCTAATCTGATAGCCTATACCGAATGTTGGATGTCCCATCCTAAACGCAATATTGCCATACCTTATTATGATGGAGAGAAAGAATGAACGATCTATTTGACTGGTTTGAACAAGACAAGACTTTCTTAAAATACCATGAGGAGCATCCTAATATCTATGATGAGTTCAAGAGATGGACGTTTGACAGGATAAGATCGGGTTATTCTAACTTCGGAGCTAACTCTATTGTCGAGAAGATTAGATGGGAAACTCCAGTAGGGGCAGATGGTAAAGCGCTCAAGTGTAATAATAATTTCGCTGCTGGTTATGCAAGGTTATTTGAGAAAGATCATCCAGAGCATCAGGGTTTCTTTAGAATGAGAAAACTACAGAAAGGGAGGAACAAGCTATGACCTTTATGAAGAATGGGAAGAAATATATTATAATGGAAAACATGTCATCTGATATTACACCCGTTAGATATACGTATGGAAAGGAAGGTAAGCAAGCGCTACCAGTATTAAGTGGACAGAAAGCTAATGCTTATTATGTTTCACAGAGTTACGCAAAGGAGCTACAAGATGTCTAAAATAAACGACCTACAGTTATCTTCTATGGGAGGTAAAACCAACCTTCTTGCCAAGGATTATAAAATAAGTCTATTTCCAGAAGAGGGGCTGGAGAAGCTGGGGGTGTTGGCTCACGTTGACAAAAAAACTAGAGACACGATACTTAATGCTGGTGAGGGTGAGCTTGAAAGACACGCAGATCACATCAATAAATTCCTAACTGGCAACGGCAAGCGTCCTTACAAGAAGCACAGACCAAGGAAAGTACAACATACATTAGACTTATGAGAATCTTATTGCTTAGCCTACTAATTAGTGGATGCGCTCAGGCTCATGCTATGCCCCATATGTTTCCGGGGTGTAAGTGGAGGATACCTGTAGGTAGTGCTGATAGCTGGAAGGGTGTTTGTGTTACTGAGAGGACTTATAGGGAGCATTATAAGCATAGTGACTGGGCAGGATTTAGTACATTAGAAGGGATAGAAAGATATGACAAATGAAGAAAGAGACAGGCTTATAGCTAAGAAGGTGTTCGACGCAAAGCTAAAAGAATATCAGGAAACTTTAGGTTATCAGCATGGTGATGGGGCTTGGTTTGCTTGCTACCATAATGAACAAGGAATGATGGCTATACTGGAGAAGATGCGGGAGTTGGAGTACTATTTTATACTAGAGCGTCCTTATCAAGCCCCTAATATATGTTCATTTAAGAAGGTTATGGGACTTGGTAATCACGTAGTATGGACTAGTGAACACGAGCACCTACCCACAGCTGTCGCAATTGCAGCTCTTAAAGCACTGGAGGATACAAATGGAAATTAAGCTAACGCAAGGTAAGGTAGCCTTGGTAGACGACAAGGACTACGAGCAGTTAAACCAATGGAAATGGCATTATGATAGGTATGCCATAAGGGCTGAATATGTCGGGAAGATAGACGGCAAAGAAAAGAATAGGAAAATTTTAATGCACCGCTTAATCATGGATACTCCAGAAGGTATGCATACAGACCACATTAACGGCAATAAATTGGATAACAGAAGGGGCAATCTAAGAGTATGCACCAATGCTCAGAACCAGCAAAATAGAAAAACCGTTAGTGGGAAGAGTAAATACAAGGGAGTAAGCTGGAGGGGGGGTGGGTACAACAGATGGTTCGCAATGATAAAAGTCGATAGAGAACCCAAATGCCTTGGTTATTTTGATACTGAAGAACAAGCGGCTATTGCTTATAATGAAGCTGCTCAAGAATACTTCGGGGAATTTGCTAATCTTAACTGTATAGCTGTGTTAAAGGCTTTAGATGGATAGCTTCTTCAAAGAAAAGCGCATAGTTGACAAGAAGTTTCTTGAATGGCTAAGATTCCGCCCATGCACAATAACTAAGCCTCATCCTTGCCAAGACGAAACATACGGACACCACTCTTTACAATGTCCATCTAAAGGCACTGGAATTAAAGCGGGAGATAACCACGCATTTACTGTATGCGATTTCATTCATAGGGCAATACATAAAGGAGGGAATGAGGATAAGGTTCTGAAGGAGTGGGGGTTTGACGCGGATATTTTACAATACTGTGATGAGATTTACGAAACCTACAAAGGAGAGTCTAATGGGAGTAAGAACTAAAAGAGGTGGATACAGGAAAGAATGCACCCGTAATTTAACGCATACAAAGATGATGCTAGAGGAAGCTGACTGTAAAACCTTTATACCTCAATATAAAATGGAAGGTGATAAGAAGGAGTGCGAGAGGGTTATAGATGAGGTGTATGGAAATGAGGAGTATTGATACATCTCTGGGCACAGAGGGCAATAAATAATACACCCTATTTAACATAAGTCAAGGAAGATGACGAGCCAGGGAGAGACACAAACCGTGGGAGTGTATGGTTCATAAAGACCCGCCATCTATTTCTTAAAAGGGCCAGTAATCTATCGAGGTTATAAATCCCCAGGGATCTATTCTGGCAGCCTTTGTTATTATTTCATCTCTGTCATCACGTTCTTTTCCTTGCTTAGCAGCTATAGTTATCTGTAAAGCGTTTTGTCTATTCTCTAACGTGTCACAATGCTTCTTTAAGCACTGCTTAACAGACGTAGTTAACTCAGGGGTACTACACCCTAATTCAGAACGTAGGTACTTTGTAGGCCCGCTACAGGCGCTCCCAGAAATTGCTATCAGTAATACTAGGCAGATTCCTGTTAATCTCATCTAAAGCCTCCTGATCTGTGTTGCGTTCAATTATCTGTGCTTTTAGTAAATCAGTCTCTTCAGTCTTTTTACCAAGTCCATAAGCACCAACCCCTACAATTATAGTGGCTATGCAGATAACTAAGTAAAACCTCCAAGCTGGTACGCCTTTAGACATTCTTTTTAACCACCAGTAAACCACCATAAACCATAGCTAAGATCCCAGCTGGTAGCGTTCCATACTCAATTATCTTGGCAACAAAACTATCTACTCCAAAATAACCAGCTGCTACAAGTCCAGCTCCTATTCCTACGAGTAGCCAGCCACCTATTGATCCTATCGAAATTACGTGTTCTTTTATAAAGTCTATAACTGTATCCATAATAATCTCCTATCTAACAAATGCTATTATACCACCCCAAACTAACATAGCCACGCCCCATGCGCCTTTTTCTTTCCAGCTTTTCTTTAGTAAGGCGTTTATCTTTCGCTCATGATCGTCTATCTTTGCTACCTTTGGGATGATCTTATCTAGTTTTTCATTAACGCCCCTAAAAGACTCCTTCTGATCGTTACTAAGCGCAGAAAAGTTATCAAGATGCATCTTCCACATTGTGTCATTTGATGCAAGGCGCTGCTCTACCTCGCCCACTCTACCACCAAGCCCCTCTGTGACCTGGCGAACCGTCTTATCTATTAGCTCTATATCTCTACTTGAAAGAGTCACTACTCACCTCCGGGCAATGTTTTAATGGCAGTAAAGTACACATACGATCGAAATTAACATAAGCAATATAACCGCCACCACCTACAACGATTAACACTATTAGGAGAGTGACAGAAACAATCATCGCTATGTAGCGAACCTTATGATTCATGTGCTTGAAGGCGTACTTAATAGCCTCTCTTGGTCTACTTCGTTGGGATTCATCCCTTACATCAACACCCAAAGCGTCGCTCAGAAGATTGTTGACGTACTCTATTATAGGTTCAGCCGTCCTTTTGGCCGTCTCCTCAACAATCCTTAATTCCTTTTCATTCATCGTCTTTGCTGCTTCCTACGTTTTTTTTCATCCTCATGTCCTATTTTACCCCTTAAATAAGCGGGTATCTCGTCAGGAACATCAGGATCGCTCTCTAGCTCTTCAATTAAAGACATGTTAGCCTTGCAAGAGTTAATAGCCTTGCGGTAATTGCCATTATTAAAATCTGTTAGTGGTTTGGTCATGTTCTTTTCCAGGTTTCTATTAATATATCAAATACCTTTGATCTCTCTATGTCCGTCAATTCAGCGCTGTAAAACAAGAATTGGTGGTAAGTAAACTCGTATGCAGATCCAGAAACGGCCCCTAGGGTAATGTTAGTTGTTCCGTTATTCACCCCTTCCGCTACGGTAGCTGTATCTTCAGCTATGTTAATAGCAAAGTCAGGATTAGCTCCGTCGTGGTGAGCATCTATAAACTGTGGTCTGCCAGGATAACTTAATGGTAAATTAGGTGATCCAAAGGCAGTAGTTGTTCCGTCTTCTGAATAACCCATACTTATATCGTCAGGAGACTGATCCCCTCTGTAATTCCAGATAAATTCTAATTGACCTGCACCCCACTTCTGTAGGATCCTAAATTGATTCCCATTGTCAGTAGCAAAGGTACAAACACCTATTAAATTCTGTGTGGCCCAGTTTAAACTTGTTGAGTCGGTTATGACTAAGTTTTCCCAGGTAGTCGACCCATCACTAACAAAGGTTACTCCTGGCAAGCCTTGAACAGCTGTTGCACTATAGGAAGGTTTGGTTGTACCAGCGGCATCATTACTATTGGCCGTTTGATCCGCCCATGTAGTAACATCAGCCCCATCTAAAGTTAAGCTAGAAGCATCAGTAGAATCTAGGTTCATTGCCAATGTTCCGTAATCTTCAACAGCACCATTAGAGAGCGTCCAGTTAGCAGCGTAATAAACATTTAACCTACGACGTTGAATCCTGGTTAAATTACCCGACCAGGTAACGAAAAATCCTATATCACCAGTTAGCGGAAAGCCTATACTTGTATCACCTACCTGCCACCTTACACCTAGAGTAGGCTTGAATGCATTGGTTCCCGCTCCCGGAGTTCCACTTGCTATATCTGGTCTGCCTCTAACAAACTGTCTCTTATTAGTCGTGTCGTTTACACCGTAAGTAACTTGAGTGGTTCCATCGGCAATTGCTTCCTCGGTAACAGAAGCCGCACCATTACCCACTGAATAGTTAAGATCATTGCCACTTACGAAACTATGCCAGTTAGCATTACCAGCTGTTGAATCTCGTTTACTGAATAAAGTTCCGGTAGTTCCACCAGATATCTTATGCAATACATGGAACTCATGTTTCTCAGTTGGTAGATAATTGATATCCGTATTATTCGCACCGGCAAGAACTTCCGCTCCTGCATATCTAAAGGAATCCTTGCCTGATTCTATACCGTCAGTAATAAGATCAGGCCCAGTTAAACCAGCGTTGTTAAACGTTACCCCATTACCTACAACACTTGTAACCTCACCTGTATCCGTTACAATCGTAGAGAATACTTCATTCGGATCTGCGATAAAGTCTGCAAAGGTAAAGTAATCAGTAGTCGGAATAGTTAAGTACTGTCTTGCTAAACTTTCTCCTAGATCAGTCTGTCCCTCCCAGTCTAGATGTACTCCATCTGCACCAACGGCATGATCGTATATGTACTGCAATGTAGTGGTGATTGTAGGATTGCTTGCATTAGCATCTGCAACACCCGCAATTAAACCAGACATTACATCATCTTCAAACCCATTAGGAGTGTCATAGGGAACTAGTCCTATAACCATAACCTTGAAGCTAGCATGTAATTTACCAGAATGATCTGCAATAAACTGAGTAATAAAATCATCTATATTGTTTTGTACGTCGGGTGCTCTTGTTCCGTTTCTATCATTTCCACCTAGGAATATAACAAGCCCCTTCATGGTTTTAACACTAGCAGCGCTTATCTCTGTAAGTAATTCGCTATACAAACCACCAGATATATCTTTATTCCAGCTTAGCGTAGTTGATCCATCGTTGTGTAAGTAAGAACTATTAACACCCTTCTTAACTATATTAATTGTCTCCTGCTGGCCTATAAAATAACCAAGAGCAGCTTCAGGGCCAAAGCTTGAAGCATTGTTTCCCTCGTTGTTACTACCAACATTTAATTGAGCAAACTCCGAACCGTTCCAGATATTAGCGCCACTTATAGCTCCAGATAAATAAGGCTGAGCATCTGCAATTGTACCTCGCCCCACTCCGTTTGAATGGACTGCTAATACATAGACATCTTCTACGCTACTGCTAGATGGGAAGGTGTTAACATCGCCCCATGAGTCAAAACCTTGTTGAATAGCAAACAGTGACTGAAGCCCGTTTAAGTCCCCCTGAGAGCTTCCTGTTCTTATCTGTAGCCATTGTATAAAAGCGGAATTGTAATCGTTGGCAGTAGCTCCCTCGGCTTTAAAACAAGCAATAGCATCACCGTTGTAGGTTCCGCTTGTTCCAGATATAGCTCTAAATGAGACGTGTTTTCCTTCTTGGTTAGTAGTCATTACCTGTCCTCTATAATAATATCTATTGTGGAAGTATCGGCCTCAGTTTCAACAACTCTGTATCTTACGTGTTTCATAGCACCAATATCAAAGCTTTCGAGTGCCTTCCTTCCCTTTATTCTAGCAATCTTTCCCCAGTTGGAATCATCAAGTGACCCCTGAATGGCTATAACGCCCCCTTGATGTTGGCCCGTTTTATTTATAATTTGAACAGTTAGCTTTGTACCAGTAACAGCTTGCGAAGCTCCATTTCCTGTGCTGGTCATATCTACATTGGAGTAAATCATCTAAAACTCCGTCACAAAAACATCATTAGTATCATCTTCTGAAATAGCACTGACTTCACCTGTATAAATAAGCTCCCCACTAATCGCATGGGTTGTAGGCCCCTTGTCAGTCTCATAGAGTATAATGCCACGCTTTAAATTATCATCTGAGCTAGGATAAAGTCTTATCCATACTTGCTTTCCATTATCACTTTCAGGTACGGCAAAGTACATATACTTTCTATTGGGATTAGCAGCTAACAGAGTGACAGAAACAGATTGCCCAACGCTTATGCCAGAAGGTACATTAGCTGTAGGAACTGTTTTGTCTATTATCCTTGTTCCATACTTTTCCATTTATATCTCCGTTACGTAAACTTGCGCGGTTCCGTCCTCTGCTATTGCTGAGATTTCTCCCGTGTAAACGTTGTCGGTTTTGTCAGTAGCGGTTTCTCCATTATAAACTGGCAGACCCTTCTTATCATCATCTACAATTGCAGCCTGTTCTTTTACCCAAATGTCGGCGTCTTGTACCGATATTGTCACCGAAATTCGCTTTTTATTCTCAGCTAATAAAACGGTACTAGTCGAGTCCCCTACGGATATAGCGCCTGGTATTGACGCGTCACCCGCCGAGTTCATATTTCTTCCTATAAAAGCTTCCATATCAAGCGTCCACTATGTATAAATCTGTAAAAACAATTAAAGTAATATTCTCATTGGTCGAAGCAGCCTCTATCTTAAGATCAGTACCAGCCACCAATCCTAACGGGTTGTTCTCTATAAATGTAAATGCGCCTTGGTACAAAGGCTCTACGCCACCATCAATCCATGCTGAATCAGAATCTGTTCTTAGATTAAGTCTTGGATTTAATTGAACATCTTCGTTCTTTGGCACAAAAGGTGTAATCTGCACAGCTCTAGCTACCTTGCCAGCAGGAACAGTATAGTGACTATTAAAACTCCTACCTCTACCCGGCAAAGCTGTCATTCTTACAGCCCCTCCTGATGCGTTCCTACATCTTAACGTACCTTCGTTATTTCCATTAATAGAACCAGACGTTAGAACTGTTATACCTATTGGCCTAAAGTGAGTCCCCGAAACCGTTACGGGAGTTGTTCCATCTAGAGTAACAAGGTTAACCTGCGGTACAAAAGTATCGCTTAAACTAGTTACTAGAACTGTTCTTGCTCCAGTTCCGGCCGAGGTATCATCAGCGTCAGTACTTAGAAGCTCCCAAGTCTCAGCAGCCGTAGGATATACCATTATCCCACCTTCATCCCATACATCACTTGTAGTTGATCCGATAAGAGTACTGCGTCCAGTAAAGCCGCCCATCTCACGACCAGTAACATTACCGAGCATTACCTCATCACGTGAAGTGTTTGGAACAAAAGTCATATCACTTGCCAGTTAGCATTATCAGACACAAAAGTTAATGATGTATGTTGGACGGAAGTAGCTGCATCATCCTCGTCATTAATGGTCTCACTGCCATTTGTTAGAATATTAACCGTGTTGCTTGTCCCATCTACCTTAATAACTGTTAATTCCCTTCTGCCATTGCCTACAGCTGTGTATAGAGTTATATCAACGTCTCCAGAGGTAGCATCTACCAATAGAACGCCATCAGCAATTGTCGCTGTGTAATCTCCTGTTTTAAGGGTTATATCACCGTCAAATCCTAATTTAACCCACTCTCCGTTTATACGAAGCTCTAGGAAATCAGGATTAAACCGTATGGTTCCGTCGTCTACCGCCTTGTCAGTGTTACCTAGCTGTAAAAAACCCCTAACCCGGAGATCATCATAAATCCTTCTCAAAATACAATCTCCTTTAGGGCTAAATAAACATAAGTAGATCCACTCGCGTTAATCTGTGGGGCCGTAGCTTTGGGTTGAAATCCGTTGGAATTAAAGTCTAAATCTGTGGCAGCAGAAGCACTTTGTAAGTTAGGAACCAATAAAGCTCTAGGGTTGCCGGATGTTGTTTTATTGTCATACAATGCCCAATCTTCCGAAGAGTTAGCACGTTTAATCATTACAAAAGCAGGTTCAAAACCTGTTACAACTAAGGGCCCGGTCGTAGATCCGTTGCCCGTATAAACACCAACATCACACTCACCAGCTAAACTAGCAAAACACAACGCTAAGTAATTTCTTGATCCGGTATTAACATTCCCATTAGTCCCTAGGTTAATATTTGTTCCATCGGGGTTTCCGTTCCAGACCGTAGTCCCACCATTAACCTCTGCTGAGGCTGCGTTTAATCTCAAATAATAACCAGATCCTGTAAGGTCGGTATGAAACACCATCCAATCAGTTGATGCGGTATCATATGACTTAACTATCATCATCTCAGGTGTTGCACCAAGACCATGAGCCTCTGCTTTTGCTACACCTGTACCAGCGTAACTAATCATACTAAATACGCCTGACTTCTGCTCTATATTAAAAGAAACATACGTTTCAGAGCTATCGTTAGTTGCAGCACTTGTTCCCAAAGTAAAGCCTTGAGCATCAAAGCTTTTTAGACTTTGTGTGTCAGTTGTTTCTGCATCCTGTGAATTGGTCTTTAGGTACTTGGTAGCAGTTCTTTCAGATGTAAATATGTGATGATTAGTCGAACTTGTGCCAAAGTTCTTTATCCAGGTTAAATCAGGCTGAAATCCCAATCCAGTTATAGAAAGTTCCGCACCTGTCCCGGTATGTAAATTGGTCTTGTAGAAATTAGTCCCAAAGATATATGAGTTTATAAAATACATTAGGTGGTTATCCTTCCGTTCATATAAACTTTAACACCTGCCCCCGCTATCGTTGAGCCAACTTGATCGAAGTCAAAGGTCATAATCGCACCAGCAGCAAATGCAGTATCAGTTAAAACAGGCGGTGTAGCAGCCGTTCTTGTAGTGGTCTCACCAGCATCAATCTCTAGCTTAGCACTAGACATTATTGTACTACCACCATCATTAACATCTATTATCATGCTAGAGCCTGTTGGAGCCACGCTAACATTTGCGAATATTGACGATATAGTAAATGCTACTTGCCATTGATAGGTTAACTTAGCATTTCCTGTAGAAACACCACTTGTCTCATCAGAGGCAGCCCAACCCATAGGTAAGATAAGTTGAGATATAGTAGCTGCGTCTTGATCAGCGGTACCATCTGTTACGCCCGTTATCTTATTACTACCCATCGCTAAGTTGGTTGTAGGGGTAGTCTGTGAATCCAAAGTATAGCAATTCTCAAGCGCAACCTGGTAATCAACCGCCATCTGATCAAACCTACTAGCCGTTATAACTACAGCAGCAGCTTCATCATCCGTCCAGTCGAAGCGTAGAATAAAGTTTCCATTTCCATCAAAGCCACCGGCCATAACATTCTCCTATTTAACTATTTCTGTGGTATCATCTCCGTATGAAAGATGATCTTAAATTCATAAAGGCGGCTCTTAGCCTAACTAACTTTTTGTTACTTCTTATTTTGTTCCATTTTTGGTAGCGCCATTAGTTAACGTTCCGGCTGCGCCCCCACCAATAAGACCACCATAAAAGGCTGGCTGTCCGTTAAGAACAGGAACACTTTGCTCCAATATCTCACTAACCGCGTCAGCAACTTGGCCCTTTGTTCTTAGATTCCTTGCTCCCTCTATAGCAGAGTCTACCACCTGACCACCTACCAAGCGCAAACCAGGTAAAGTGAATAACTGTTGCAATGGGTTGAATACGAACTTATCAGCACCACTTGCGAGTCCCTTCTGTAAATCTCTTATAATCTGAGCTTCACCCTCACTAAACGCTGTTTTTAAGACAGTCGTGTTCCCGGTTAATAAATCATCCAACTCTTTAGACAGCTTACCAATTACTATTTTTCCTTGGTCATTAGTAGCTCTTGTTATCGATCTTGCAATTAAACCATTACGGAAATTCTGTCTTACAGCTTCGCCTTGATCTCCGGCATTATCTATCATTCTCTTCATTATCTGGCCTGTAACAGGCTTGGTCTTAGATGAAGTACCAAATATAGTGTTAATTATCTGTTCGTTAGTTAATTCCTCTTCAGATAGAACCTTCTCGAATATGTTAGATTGACCAGTTTTCTTATTAGTCTGGAACAATTTTCCTAATTCCCTACGTTGAGCAACAGCCTTTCTCCAGGCATTAATAGCAGCGGAGTCACCCTTAATAACCGATTCCTTGGCTAATTCAGTCAATGTCTCGTCATAAGCACCAAGCATCTCACCAAGAGCAGCTTTAGCATTAGGATCGGTTGTTCTTCTTAGGTTAGTTGTTACTTTCCTACGCCACTTCTCCAGGCGGTTAATGTTGATTGCCTTCACGCCTTTAGCGTCCGCGAAACTGTCTAATTCTCTATTAAGATTCCTTACAGCTGAAGAAGCGTCACCTTCTGGGAAGATTGCCTCATCTCTAAACCTTCTTTTAATATTGTCTCGTATAGGCTTAACGGCTGAATCCTTGTCTAAGAACACCGTTTGCCCCCTTCTCTTGGCAGTTTGGAATGCTTTGGATACTTCGCGCTCTGCGGCACCTAATTTGCCCCTTAAAGCCTCAATAGGTTTTGTTAGTTGTCCCTCTGCATCTAAGGCATCTAAAACTTTGGTAGCCCTGTTAGAAACAGCACCTATAGCAGCTCCAGCCACTGGTATTGCCGCACCTAGACCACCGCCTATAGCAGCGCCTTTTAAAGCGGGGCCTACACGCTCCGAAATATCGCCTTCTGCTGTACCAGCGCCAAATGCGCCTCCTGAAGCAGCACCTACACCAGCTCCAGTTAATGCCCTTGCACCAACTCCTCCTGACGCAGTTCTAGCAGCTATAGCCCTTCCAGCGCCCGTAGTTGCAGCAGCACCTCCAGTTAATAAAGCTCCGCCAATTTGAGATGCTATAGCCGTTCCGGGGTTTACTTCTTGCTGTCTTGCCAAATCTCTACTCTGTAAGGATCTACCTTGTTCAAACAACTCTTCAAAACTTAAATCTTTTGTAGCATCTCCGCCAAATCCTTTAGCAACCAAGGCTCCTATAATAGCTTGGGCCTCATCACCAAAACCAAATGTAGCGCCCTGCAAGCTCTGATCTAGTGCAGTTCTACCTATACCAGTTCTTTCAGGAACTAAATCGGTTACAGTATCAACTCTTTCTTTGCTTACACGCTCATCATCAGTAGGTATTAAACCTCTAGTACGAGCTTCGTTTAAATCAGCAAGCATGCCCTCTGGTAAGATACCACGCTTTTCAGCTTCTAATAAATCATCTATTCTAGCCATTAACTAGAGCCTCCTGGTAAACTAATACCCAATCGGTCACGAATCTCATCATCCGTACTATCAGTAGGTGGTTTTTCAACCTGTTCTTCAGCCGCTTCTTGTTCTGCTAAGCCAAGGTCAAGAATTACCTGTTCTTTAGGAACACCGGCTTGATCAGCTAAGTTAGCAAAAGTTCCTATTCTTTTCTCATGCTGCGCATCCGCAGACCCAAATAGCTTTTTAGCCCTGTTAACAAAATCACCCCTTTGCTTGGTGGTAAGTAGTTGACCTGACTCAATTCTGTTGAACGCGCCCTGTATCCTTGTCGGTAGCGAGCCAGCGGCACCAGCTGCCTTAAATTCTCCTTCTCGTACAGTAGATCCAGGATCTAAGACTTTTAGGAAATTGAATATCATAGCAAAATCACCAGCTGGACTAGGGTCAGAAGCAGAAGCCTTTACTCTACCAAAGGCATCTCTTTGTTTAAAGAAATCACCGGACAGCTTAGTAAACTCTTTTCTCATGCTCCCGGTTGCCGCTAGCAATGACTTCTTGTCGAGTCCACCGCCTTTAATCTCGTTCCTTAATTTCGTAGCCTTTAAATCAAATTCATTCTCTTGTAGGCTTAGCTTTCTTTCTTCTATCTTTTCTGCCTTTTTGGTTGCGATCTGCTTTTCTTCTCTAGCTAAACGCCCCTTTGTTCCCTTACTAAAGGAGTTGATAAACGCTTGTGCTAAGTCACCTGCTCCGCTTGTGCCGGTTACAGGTTTGCCATCTAATCCCAAAGCAAACTTCTCACCAGCGGTTAAGTCCCTACCTAAAGCATCAGCAAGACCAGTCCTGCCCTGTGTTTGGCCTATTAACGCATCTCCCAAGGTGTCGCCTTGTAACTGTTCTTGTGCCTCTTGACCAGCTTGAAACCTTTGTTGGTTCTGTTGTGTTCTTTGGGTCAACGCTTGTAATAGCTGATCTGTACCGCTTGGAAAGCTCTGGTTTGGGATTTGGGTTTGATTAGGAATTGGGGTCTGTTGAGGGAGTAGTTGATTCAAGAATTGCTGTCTGAAGTCTACCATTACACCGCCTCCATTTTAACACCGATTAGATCATACATAACCGCCAGATATCCGTCTATCTTAACAACCGCATCAGGTCGTGTTTTCTGTACTTCCTGAGCCATTACACCTCTGTAACGGTGTTCAGGATCGGTCTTGTAATTAAACTCATAGATATTAAACCCATTAGTTTCATCTACTAATTCTATGTTTTCTTTTAAGTCTCTGTCAGAGGCTGCAAGCGCAGCTCCTCCTAATTGGCCTAATAACTGGAAGCCCGGCCCAGCCGCCTGTGCGCCCGTTGAACTACCTGCTAACGAACTAATCGGAGTAGGACTAAACGGCAAGCTAAAGCCACCCAATGATCCCAACTCACCAAACTGTTGAGCGCGCTGTTGTTGTTCAAGAGAGGCGAGGGCTAGTTGTTTCTGTAGAGCATCCTGTAATTGACTACGATTTTCTCCGAATTGCTGTGCTCTGTTTTGAGACGCAAGCCCCGCCAAACCAAACCCTTCGCCAAACTCTTGTCCTCTGGTCGATAGGGCTAACCGTGATAATCTTTCTTGTTCGCTTCTGCCAGCTCCTATAGATTCAAATGCAGCAGATTCTCTTAATCTTCCTTGTGAGTCCTCTAGGCGGCTAAATTCTCTCTCAAATGCCTCCGACCCAATAGGTATACCCTGATTGGCTAAACTTTGTGCCAGATTCTCTCTTTGCTCATCAAACGAGCCACCAACAAGATTCTCAAACTTGCCAAAAGTAGCGTCTTCTAATCTCTGCCCCTCTCCAGCAAAATCACCAGGTAAGCTAGTTTGTATACCGCCTCGTATAGACTCAGGGGTTGCAAACCCACCAAGCCCTTCGGTTGTTCCTTGTGCGCTAGGTAATATACCTCTTATTTGCTGTGCAGAGCGTGGATCTGTTAATTGTGGACTTAATCCACCTAATAAACCAAGAGAAAGCTGCTCTCTACCTTCTCTGAACTCCTGCCCAAACGGAGACTCTGTTGTTAATTGCGTGATAATTGAAGGATCAACCACAAAATTACCCTGCTCATCAAAATTACCAAACTGCGTACTCCCCGTAGGGCCAGCTTGCGCTATCTTTTCTGGAGCTTCTTGTTGTGCCGCCTTCGGACTACTGAATAAACCGCTCATCTTGATTCCTCACTAATAAATATATGTTTTCTTCTACAATGTTTGCGCCAGCACTTACCGACCTTCTAACTAAACTCTTTGGCTTAACCATGCCAAATAACTTAGAAACCTTTAATTCATCAGCTATGCCGAAGAAGGCCCCTATTAATCCGTTCATTCCTTTTGATCTTTCTCTGTTCGTAGCGTCAGGATTGCTAACAAAATGCTCTAAGAATGCAACAGAGCTATCAGTTGAATACAACCAAGCAGCTGCAACGGGCTTATCTCCTGAATATGCTATTAGCCCCGTTCTTGATAATCCATGTTCAGGCACTACAGGAGCGTCATGACCTTCCCACCAACTCTTGATCATGCCGTAATCTTCTGAAGTAAATACCTTCATCCGACTTGTATATCAAAGCTATAGTTACTAGATAACCACGCTAATTCTTGATTCTTTATTGACACATCTAAAATAGCTGAGATTGATCTACCCTTAGCTGAAACTTCAAAACTTATAGTTTTAGTTCTTATCTCACTGCTCCAAGGACTACTCCAAGGACTGCCCCATGGTGTACCGGTTGATTCACTAGACGTTGTTTGTGCTGTTTGCGCCTGACCAAAGTCTACAGCCGTCGTATAACTAAGATTAACAGTACCGCGACTTTCAATTAATGCATCAAATCTACTAAACGCCTTATTATTAGGATTCTGTAGAAAGGTAAAAGCTTGCTTGGCGTGTAAGTCTATATCTGCATCATCGTCATTCAAGCCATCATCGGCCCTATATAAAACAGTGCCCTTAAACAAAAACAGTCTATCGTTAACAACGCCCCAAGCAGAACCATCCATTCCAGTGAATCTAGTTGCTGCTCGCGTAACGGTATTAAATACATACTGTTCATATGAAGAACCGCCTACAGGAACATTCATAAACAGCCACTTGCCCTTATTATATAAATGAGCTTCCCAGCCTGAGTTTGTCTCAAACGAATCAACCGCAGCTTTAACCGCTCCACTTAACTTACTCAATGTTCTATTCTCAGGCTTGGCAGTCGCATACGCTAATAAAGGAAGGAAATCTGTTTCCGTAATAAGGATAGCATCGCCACCAAATCTAGCAACACCCCTTACGTCAATCGGCCTAGGTATTTCATATCTTTGCATTAATGACCAATCACTTGCAGAGCCAGGGTTCGAGCCTTGATATAAAAGAACCTCACCATTATCCATGATAAAGGCTGCAAAATCATCTAATCCATTACCTGTATCAAATGAGACCGTAGTCATAATCAGTAAGTTACCACTTGCTACTCTGTCTAATGGAAACTCTGTAAAGTCTCCCGCAATAGCATTAACATCACCATAATAAAACTTAGCTTCGCCTGTATTCCACATATAAACGCGGCTCTTATGATCTGTAATACCATCAATACCACTTTCAGACCCCGACAAATCACCGGTTATAGTCATAGCTCCTAACGTGGAACCATCATATATCTGCGGAACGTCCGCCCCATTAACAAACATTAGGTTAAGTTTAAAGTTTCTTGTCTGCCACCTATTATTGGAAAAGCCGGTTCCTAGCTCAACAGGAGCCTGTGCAGCCGTTGTGCTGTTAAAGCTCCATATCTTGCCACCAGCGCCCGCAATTCCGGTTCTTGTACTACCCGACCTAAATTCTGCTATAGTGCCACCTGTGCCAAAGCTTGTGGCCCATTCGGTATGTCCGTTCCTATTCTTTACTCCTCCCGTATCAGGAAAGAAGTTATCCAGCTCAATAGCGTCTATTTCTAACATAGAGCCTATATTATCACGAGTATTCCAACCACCTTCGGGCGCACCAACAACCTGTATCAAGCCTGTTGAGTTCTGTTCTTGTGCTAATGCCCGGTGAGCTAGCATTATAGACCAACTCCTGTATCTGGTGTGTTAGCAACTGGAACAAGTATTCTATCATGTCCGAAGTGTAAATCCTCAGAAGGAGTATCCCCAGCCAGGGTGTCGTCCAGATAATCCTCGTATTCTTTTAACGCAGTGCCGAAAGGAAGTTTAAATCTTGATAACAATCGCCACTCTAAAGACATCTGTAATAAAGTCTCGTCGAAATCAGTCGTATCGCCATCATCAAGGAAGGTGCTTTGTTTAGCTCCTCCAGATGCAGCGTTGATCCACTTATTAGATATATACTCTATAACCAAAGTCTCAATTGATCCGGGCGTTGGATTAATAATAAAGCTATCGCCACGCTGACGAATAAACTTTGTAATCCCTACGGTAGAGGCAAGACCACCTTTAAGCAATCCCCACTCAGCAGGGTTAACCTGGTTCATCTTTCTGAAATTTGATCTATCCCATTCAGTTCCTGGCATTAACCGACTATAATCATCATCATCTATAATCGTCGATATAACATAAGCTTCTTGATCTGCAACAGTGTTAAACTCCTGCTCGTTCTGCAAGGTGTTCCACTGGTACTTAGTTAAGGCCCCCCCCGCCTTTGTTAGAAGCGAAAGGGCAGTCTTAACATCCTTACTAGAATTACCTACTACAGTAGAAGGCTCATCAAATAATCCTACATTCTTAATCGCTTCCTGTACTATTGTTAGAACTGTCATCTTTCTTTCCTAATGTTAACTTTTCTTTTTTCTTTTCCTCTTTCATTGAGGCAATAATTGTGTCTTTCTGCTCAAGGGAGTTGGTTAGTTTATCTATCTGCTCCTGCATACCCTTCGTAGAGTCCTCTATCATCTGCATTGTCTTTGCCTCGCCTCCGGCTACAGCAAGCCACTTAGCAACCTTGTTACATAAATCCCTTCCGCCCATACCAAGAGCTTTGATGGTTACCTCTGAAGCGTTAGCCAGTTGTTCAGCGGTTTGTATCTTTTGGCCCTTTAAACGGGACTTTTCTTCACCTGTAAGGCAGGTAATTGAAGCAAGGGGCGTTCCATCAGCAACCTGTGTTTCACCATCTAGGAATTGTTGATACTGGACGGGGAACCTGACTTTGTGTAGTTCAGTGGCTGCGCCACTCCATAACTCTCTAAATCTACCTGGCTCACTTATCTTGACGTACTCTACTGACTTCTCCATAGATACGCCCTTTTCTTTACTTGCCTTGCCGTCAGGCTTCATCTCATGCCTGAAACTGACAATTAAATTTTGGTCTTGTGGGTCTGGTGTAATTATTCTTTGTGTTAGTTGCATTTTCTTCTCTCCCTTAATATATCCGCTAGCAAGCCATCGCCTACTATCGAAAGTTTGTTAAACATTGGATGGTCACTTATTTTAATAAACATATGTGCCTGCTCCGCCATCCATCTATCGCAGACATATTCCTTATCCCCAAAAGGAAGGGTAATTGTTTTCATGTTGTCGTTTTCAGCTTGTGGATAGGCGTGGTGTCCATCTGAATAACATCCATCCATTCCATATAATGTAAAATCTCTGTATCCTAGCGTGTAGCATAGGAATAATGTAGATAATCCTACTGTACTACAGAGAGGCTCAAACATCACAATCCGCTTATCAAATAACGAAGGGTCACACGAGTTAGCTAAATAAATAATCTTAGCATTGTTGGTAAATCTCTTATTAAGGGGTCTGGCATCAATCACAACCAACGCCCTAGGCTTTACTCCATTCTCTAGTAGGTAATCATAAGCTCCATTACAAGCAAATATATGACCTTTAAATTTCCTTAACTTATCTAAATTCTCTTTTAAGCTTGGCGCACCGCCTACTATAGCAACCCTAGTGTCTTTCTCTTTTAATGCGGCAACGGTAGGTTGATTAGCGTTGTCCCTGATATTCTCTATTATTACTTCTTGTGGTACAGTCAAAGAGGGGGCCGAAACCCCCTCCCCTTCTTTAGGATATAAAGTCACACATGATAATCTTGGCTGTTACATCTATAGCTCTAGCACAAATATCAGTATTTGCAGCAGTTGCTAAGTTAACATCCAAAGTACCATCAGTGGCGCCCGTAGGTGTGAGGGCATCGCCATCAACACCAGCAGATAGAGCAATCGAAAGAGTCGCAAGACCCTTAGTTTGTACCCATCCAAAAGCACCGTCAGTTAGTGAAGCCTGTAATACACCAGCACCATTCAAATCACTATCTGTCAAATCAGAAGTAACTATGGTTCCGGTAGCATCACCTACTGCAACTTTAGCGTAATAGGTGACTTCACCCGCTACACCAGCTACAGCAGCAGCTCCGTTTTCGTATTGTATATACTTATACTCCTTACCATTGGCAGTTACGCCCCTTGATCCCGCTGTAAATAAAGCAGTGGTATCAATATTGGTAAGGTTCATTCCTGTTACAAACATAACACTACTCCTTAATTACACCCTGACGTTGTAGATTACTCGCACTCAGGTTGCCCATGAATAGAATAGGTACTACGTCAGCATCTTGGTTAATAGGTCGCTTACCTTCCATTGGTCTGAAATTCGCATCACTGTGAACATCAAAATGTATGAACTTAGTATTTAAGAAATACATATGGTCGGTAGGAACACCCGTTGATCCATCAAGAATAACGTCAGCAGACTTATACTTATAAGCCTCAAAGCCAGCGTCACCCATGTTGGTTGAAGTAAAGCGCACCTGATCCTGCAATGACTCTTCATAGAAGATATAATAATTGCTATCAGCTACTAGCAAGTCAGGAACAC